GCACACCACGCATCTCAGTGCCACGCAACTGGGACTTACCCTTAGACCAGGCACCGCAGTCACGGCACTGGTATCTCTGATACACGGCAGTGGTGGTGTATGCCTGACCACGCTTGGTTAGCCTGCTGCCACCACAGCGAGGGCAACAGCCCTCAGCACCACCGTAAAGCTCATGCGATGGGTGGTCTTTGATCCACGAACCGAGCCGGTCATAAAGTTTCTCAGTTAGGCGCACGTCCTGGATGTTGTACTTCTTCATCAACGCCCAAGCCTTCACGTCACCAGCCATGCACTTGACCCACAGATCGTGGCCTGTATGTGCAGTCTTTTGTCCGATACCGAGTTGGTCGGAGATGTGCTGGAGTTTGTTTGATGGGAACCTGAACTGGGACTTGACCACCTTGAGTAAGTCCACGTTCCTGAACGGGCTTGGCGGGTTTAGTCCGGCGAGTATGAACTCTCGCTGAAAATGTTTGATGTCAAACGTGACACCGTTGTAGGTCACAACAATGTCGGCTTCATCAAGTAGCCGGTGTGCCTGCTTCACCATTTTGGCGTGACCATCGTGGTGATCTGAATAAAACTCTACGTTCCTATCGCCATACCACTTGGCAGCGAAAGATATCATGGACGTGGTGTCCATCAGTTGTGATAAGGATACGTTCTGCTGCCACAATCCCCAAACGTGAGCTAAGTTTGGACTGGTCTCTATATCGCAAAGGAGTATGCGTGGCTTGTTTGTTTCCGGCATTGGTATGCCTTCCGTTAAGTAGCCCCCATGTGCAGGGCGAAGTTCAGGGTAGTCGGGTTAAAGGTCGTCAATGATTTCGATGTTGGCAACGTAGCCAACCACATCAACAAGGTTGTCGCGCTTCTCAAGGTGAGCGTCACGACTAATCTTTTGTAGAACATTCAGCCAGCACACATCGCGTGCGTCCAGGTCAAGGTCAATGTCGTACTTGCGGTTCAGGTAAGCAGTCCACATTTCAGCGGTGCAACCGTGGTTGTCCGCTGGGTGGCCGTAGGTGTCTTGCCTTGCACCGTTCACAATCTCGTCAGCCTCGGTAAGAACAGCCGACTTAACCTTCTTGCTTTCCTTACGGTAATCATCCCACTGGTGGGGGTCTATGGATTTACGGGCGGAACTTGTACCAAAACCAGTCCAGCTTGCAGATCCGACTTTACTACCCGAAACCCACTGTCGCGGAGAAGGTTCAGCACCTGCTCCCATTCCGTTCGAGTCACTCACAATCATCCGTCCTTTCGTTATTAGAAGGGTGGTTCATCTTCATCAACTGGTGGCTTGAGTAAGTCCAAGACGTACTGTGGCCCTTGCTTTAGTACTGTGCTGTTCAGATCCTCACCTGCTGGCAGGTAGATAATCCTTGCCCAAGGTAGTGCGTCAATGATTCTGTTGGCTAAACGCAGCCCAGGGTTCTCGCCGTTCTCCTTCACATCATTATCAGCCATGATGTAGATATTCTCAAATCCTTCAAAGCAACGTGTGAAGTAATCCTTCCACATTTCCACACCCGCAACACCAACAGCTGCAATACCAACCACCGAATCCATAACAAGGGCATCAAGTTCACCCTCACAAATGGCAATGGAAGTATCCGAGTTGTGAAACGCACGCACATTGAACAAGTGCGGTCTTTGACCCGCTGGTACTAGGTACTTTGGTTGCCTGTGTTCGTCAAGAAACCGAAACTTGAAACCAACCGGCCCCGTTGGGGTCAGGTAGGGAATGGACAGCATCCCCTGGTACGGTTCATGCCCAGGTTCAGGCACTTCCACGCTTCCAAGCCGGTAGTTGCTTATGGCTTGCTCGTCCAGTCCCCTTTCGAGTAGATAAGAATGAGCCTTCTCGGACAACTGCTTCTCGTAAGCTTTGGTAGCCCTCTCCTGTGATTTCTTCGACAAGCCTGACGGCAGTATTGAAGTCACAACACTCCTGTTCCCTAACAATAGATATGGCATCACCCTTGATGCCGCAGGTGAAGCAGTAAAACAATCCTTTATCTGGGTTCACGGTTGCACTTGCGTGCTTATCGCCATGAAACGCGCACTTAATTGACTTGTTGTTTCCATGATCGGGCACTTTATCAAACCCGTAGTGGATTAAAACTTTACTTATCGTGCTCACGCAAACCACTCATTAGGTGTAGTAATTGGTGCAGCGGGATTACACACATCGCGTCAAGGGTACTGCGTTGCCTCATCTTACGAACAACAACACCGAACACCCTGCCCCTGTTCCCTCTAGCCTCAGACCAGTTACCTGCTTCAAGTTCAGCCTGACGCAACCAGTTGGCCCACTCAGGTGTCTTAACATCCTTAGCCTCAAGCACAAGAACCGTGTGGCCCAGGTCAATGTGAAGATCACCCTCGTCTTTGGCACCCGTCTGGGCGGTACGTTCAACTGCCCAACCGTTCTGTGCCATACCCACCCAGCCACGGATGTGACCGAGCAGGTCTGTTTCGAACTTGGTTCCCTTGCGCTTGTTCGCTGAACTCATACCACACTGTCCCAAAATTGTTGTAGTGCCGGTGATAGTTGCACCGCTGGTGCAGGAAGGGAAGATTGGTAGTCCATTGCGTCCTGAATCTGCATCCGTGGTGCATCCACGAACAAGGACACATGGCTTCGGGCTTGTGCATCGGCGGGCCCTGAACGGTTCTTAACAGTGGCAACCTTAAGTTCCCTAGCCATCTCATCGTAAGCCAAGGTGAGGATTACTTCCGGTAACTGCGAAACTTTGCCGAGGATTGCTTTACGGGGTGGGCACTCGCCCGCGTTGGACGTGTTCTCACTGACGTGGTGGAGCAGGATGATCCCCGCTTCCGTTGAACGGGCGACGTGGTGCAACGCCCTACTGATCTCACGCATACCTGCATACTCATCCAAGTGTTCAGCCACTACGTTGTAGAGGGAGTCAATAACAATGATCTCTGGTGGGCAACCCCACATCTCGGTGAACGCCATTGTCTCAAGGTCAATGTCGTCCAGGGTGGGTGAAGGGTCGAAGCACCAACGAATGTTCTGCAATCCTGTTACTTGTTCGGTGTAGTAGTCGGCACCTGAACCACTGATACCAGCCTCAACAATGTCCACCGCATCACCGGTTAGCATCGCGGCTACACGGTTAACAATGGTTGAAGCATCGGTGTCTGCACTAAAGAACAGGGTAGGGATGTTGTGCTGGGCCACATACCACAACGCAAGCAGGGTTTTCATGTTGCCTGGTGCTGCTGCGATCATGGTTACTTGTCCACGTCGAAGCCTCACCCCCGCCTGCGTCAAGCTTGGCGTTAGGTCTGGCAGTGGCCTGCCTGACTCACCACTAAGCATGATGGTTTGGGCTAGGGACTTCATACCTTCTGCCACCAACGCTTAGGGATCTGCTCGCCACCTGTTTGCACAAAGTTCACAAGTGCCTGACGTACCACGTTGGATGCTGTGGTTTCTTTCTTGTCAGCCAGGTCAACAATGGCCTGCCAGATCTCGTCATTGATTCGCACGTTACGGATTGGTGTGTTCATTTCTTCCACCACCGCTTCTTCTCGTACACTGCCAACTCAAGGTTCGCTGTCTGGTTCCAAAGAATGTCAATCATATCGTTCATAATGTCCAGTTCTTCGGCAATCGCGGCCAGTTGGTAGTCCGTTTCGAACGCGTAGTCTTTGAGGGCTAGGCGCTTGGGCTTCACCAACTCAATCTTTTTCGCCATGTCGTTCCTTCTCTAATAGTATTTCTCTTAGGGCTTGCGTGTTGCTTTGCATCGCAAGGTTTGGATCACCGTTGACCATGAGGGCAACAGCGGAAGCGTAAGCATCTGACATTCCCATGAGGTAACATCTCATGCGCACGTTCTTTGATGAGTTACCAATAAACTTTGTGGCCAGTGAACTGGACTGGTCACGGAAAGCTTCCAGCAACTCAACATAATCAACGGAATCATCCATCTCCCAGTAACCCGCTTGGTCGCTCAATGTATCTACCGTCCTCGTGGGGCTGGTGCTGACAGAAGCACGAATCGTACTGATCTTTTGGTCGAAGCACGTCATCGCAATCCTCATGCTTGTTAACAGAACAAGGAGTGCAAATCATTAGACGAATACCGGCTTGCACTTGTTCGGGTCGTCCTTGTCAGTGTTGCAGAACCATGCAGTCCACGGGCCATTCTTGCCAACGCCAGTCTTGTGAACTCGCGCACCGTGTGAACAAGTTGGTACACCCTGCTGTGCTGGCTGGTCTTGTGGAACAATCTTGGTTCCAGGGAAAGCAGCAGCAATAGCGGCAGGTACTGGTTCTTCGCCGTTGTACTGGGCGATCAGGTTCGCCACTGACGGGAACATATTGAACGCTTCGAGTCGGGTGAGGAACGTGGCAGGGTCATCACCACGGATGGTGAACAGGTCACCGTTGATCTTGGTGGTGAAACTGATTGGTGCTTCTGAGTTGGACATTACTTACCTTCCTTGTTGGTGTAGATTGGGTCAAACTCTTTTGCAAGCGAACCGTTAACTGCGGCGCAGTAGTTGGCCACACCGCAACCTTTACACATTGATGTAACTCTAGCAGGAAAAAGTTCTGCCTTGATAGCCTTATCAACATTGACAATCGTATCAGTCAAAGAATCAACATCGGTTTGGGAGAACGTGGTGGGTATGGATAGCTCGCCCTTGCGGGTCATAAAGAAAGCACCCAGGGTTGGTGTTGGTAGGGACAACTTCTCCATAGCAAACGCGTACAATGCTAGTTGTTGGAACGTGTCCGGTGTTCGAGAACCAGTCTTGTGGTCAATGACCATGAGTTCACCTGACGGCAGCTCCATGATGAGGTCGGCGTAACCCTTAATGCGTACACCACCAAAGTCCACGTTCAGTTCAATCTCGCAGGCAAGGTTGCCAGCGAACGTGGGAACAAACCAGCCCTCGTTGATGCGGTCATCGAACCACTGGCTAAACAGTATGATCTGACGCAAACCTTCTTCAACCCAGAACGAGTAGTCCTCAGCGTTAGGGTTGGCCTTGGTCTTTCGACCACCGGTACGCCACTCTTTTCGACTGACACCACTGCGTTCCTCAAGGTTGTGGATCTCGTCATTAAACGAGTTAGTCCACAGTTCTGGGTACAGTTCGTCTGTCTTACCTAGTCCAACCTCGTCTTTGGTAATTGCTTCGAGGCAAGCATGAACAGCACTACCAGCGGCTAGGTACCATGCTGGTGTTTCGGGTACGCGCACAACGCGTGCCAACTGGTATGACTTGGGGCAGGAAAGATACGATGTTACTTGCGAGTAAGACCTGTGACCAATGCTCATGCTGTTTCCTCACTCAAAACTAGACGGTTAAAAATCCATTCAACAACAGGAACAGCAACGGCGTTACCCATTTGCTTATACCTGGACGAGTCGGCTTGATCCACAACAATACCTTTTTTGTGATCAACGCGTTGTGCTGACCAGCCGTCAGGGAAACCTTGCAGCCGCTCACACTCCATTGGTGTCAACCGTCGAACAGTTGTAGGTGGTGTGTTGGTCTCAATCATTGGCACATTGTTGCCGCCAGTTCCCCAGCGACTGATCACGGTCTGCATGGTTTGGCCTTCGGTCACACGAACATCGCCGACTCGTGTGCCGTCAATCATCAGGACAGTGGCGCGAGATTCGCCCGTGTTGTCTATCCTGTTCAGCGTCGGGGTAACTGTGCCTTCCACCCAGGTCTCGTCGTCCTGATCGGTTTGTGCCCTACGTGACTTCACGTAGGGCACAACAAGGTCGGTGGCGTCTTTGTAGTCGCGTGCTTTCAGGGCTGAGGCTGTGTCGTCCTGTTCATACTCACCAAAACTCAGCATCCGGTAGCTATCGCTGTCAACGCTTGGTGCAGGGTCTCCGGCAACGTCTTGCCCCTGCGACTGGCCCGCCTCAAGATTCCTTCCGCTGCCCTCTGGCTCAAACAATACTTGTTCAACTCTGGTCTCATCGGCTCCAAAATGGCCGACAATGAAGACACGACGGCGACGTTGGGGGACTCCAAAGTTTTGCGCGTCCAAGATTCTCCACGAGAAACTGTACCCGAGTTCAGCCAACTCCCCGACGACGATGCCCATGTCCCGTCCCCCTTTGGATGACAGCAAGCCTGGGACGTTTTCGAGGATGAACCACTGGGGATTGAACTCCCGCAAGATGCGCACAATTTCAAAGAAAAGCGACGACCTTTCGCCACCTTCGAGTCCGGCTTGCTTTCCTGCAACGGATAGGTCTTGGCAGGGAAACCCGCCAGTGATAACTGTCCTTCTGGGGTCAAGTCCAAGTTCTGTGAGTCGTTCACCTGTTACATCCTTCACATCGTTAATCAAAGTTGTGTTTGGTAGGCGATGTTGTAGAACACCGCGAGCTTGTGGGTCGATCTCGCACGCCACAACAGGGTCAATGCCTGCGCGTTCAGCTGCAATATCAAACCCACCAACACCGGCAAACAGCGAAACCAGTTGAAGACTCATTCGGCGTTCATCTCGTAGTAGTCCTCAATAAACTTGGCGATGCGTTCAATGGTTTCATAGGTTGCCATCATCGACGGATTCCGGCGCGTTGCAAAGCACTCCGGTTCAGTGCCCTTACATTCGCAAGTGAAAGCGAACGGTGTGAAACGGGCACGGATCATTTCAGCGAGATCGTTGCTCATGTGGTCACCTCTGGCAACATGGCATCAGCGATAGCGTTCAGCGCCTGGGATACACCCTTGCCGTAGTTGGCTTTGGTGGGATTGTTTGACCGTAGTGATTCCCCAGCGATTTGGCTACCGGCTCGCTTAATGTCGTGGCCAACCGTGTACACACAAACGTAGGCTGCGGCCTCGGCAAGGTCAGCCAACAGGTCTGGGTCAACACCTTCGGCCTTGAGGGCGAAAGGTGAGTCCTCACTCAGCAAGACAGCTTTGAGAAAGACCATTGTTTGTGAAGGGTTTTCTAGTTCGGTATCTGTATCAACCAGGGGTTGAGACGTGTTTTGCTGATCGTCAGTGGTGGTTTCTTTTGTTGTCATACGGTGAAGGTAGTGCAGTTGTGAAACGAGCGCAAGTCCAGTGACACCAAGGCACCCAATTTGACAGCAAAGGTATGCCTGTGAGTACAATAGAAACAGTTAGTAAAACTGCATAGAAATAGGGCCGTCCTAAGACGGCCAATAATAGTACTATATAGATAGATAGTTGGTGCTTAGTATGTCTAAACTGGTGAAATGTTCTGCCTGCGAAAACTATGCTTCCGCATGGTTCGCAACCTTTGATGGAGAGGAAGTTCCCCTGTGTCAAGACCACCAACCAAGCCTGGAAGCAAGCAAGTAACCCGACCGGAAATGGTCTATGTCAGTCCCTACACTTGGAACATCAAGTACTCCAAAGCTGAAGTTCTCAAACACCACCCAAGCGGGGATGCTTGTGGCTCCTGCGACCTAGAGTCCATGACCATTGCTATCGACCCAGGCAAATCCGAGGATTACGCCAGGGTAACCCTGCTGCACGAGATCTTGCACGCAGCGATCCGCTCGTCTGACCCAAACATTGAGTCCGATGCTGAGGAGATGGCCGTGGCTTCCATGACCGGCCCACTGCTAGCCATGCTCAGGGACAACCCAGAAGTAGTGGCATACCTAATAGCCAAGTAGCCCTCAGAAGCCACAGGATGCCCTGTAACGAGAGAAAACCCCCTGCCTAGTAGTGACTACCAGACAGGGGGTTTCAATCCTTCTAGGGGGCTCACAGCCCCATACGATCCCATTCCTTCTTGCCAACCAAACCAGTACGCCTAATCAAACGACGCAACTGCCAGCGTTTCACAGCCTTCTCAGTAACAGGGCCGAACCAGCCAGACACAGGAGACACACCCAGCTTACGCTGAATCCGCTTCACATCAGACTTGTCCTCGCTGTTACGGTAACCATTGTGAACCTTGGCGGTAGCCCTGCGACCAAACACCTGACCAGCAGGCAACGGGAACGTCGAACGCTTAACCGGCTTAGGCTTAGGCTTCACAGTGGCACCAGCCAACCACGGAGTCGTGTCCCTCTCGGCACTAGCCGACTGCAAGATGGACACATGAAGGTGCGTTTTGTGAGGGTTAGTACCCGTGTAGGCGACAGCCTTCCAGTTACTTTTTTTGGAATAAATATTCTTGTTGAAAATCACATAGTTCGCTGATGGGTGCTTGGACGCAGCAGCAATAACAATCTTCGGGTCAACACCAGGGTAAGTGATG